GCGGATCGCTCGATCGACGGAGAGGCGCTCGAGGCGCGCGTCCAGCACCTCGAGCATGTCCCGGGCTCCGAGGTCGCGGAGAACTCTCGCGGCGCTCCTCGGGCCGCTATGGCGTCCGAGAACCTCTCCGGGGAGATCGAGCTCGGGATCGACCGCGAGCGCGCAACGCCCGGCGAAGGTCGCGCAATCGTGCGACCCCCACGCCCATTCTCGCTCCGCCGCCGCCTCGATCTCGCGGGCGAGGCGGAGCTCCCAGCCCGGAGACCTCATCGCCCGAAGTCGTGAGTCGGATAGCCGTTCACGCCCTCTCCGCCCGGGGCGGAGCCGACGGAGCCGTCATCCGCCTCTTTCTGCTCATCGGCCCCTTTCTTGTCGAAGGGGTCGACGTCCTGCAGCCCGGCGACGAAGTCGAACCCTGTATCGCCTGGGAAATAGCGAGCCTGCGACTCCGGCGTGTAGCGGAACGTGCGCTTCCGGCGGAGCCGGAGCACCCGGCTCTCGACCGTCAGGGTGATGGTGGGGTTGCTCGGGTCGAGCGAGACCGAGGGGGTCTCGCAGATGCCCTTGAAGTCTACGATCTTGTCGCCGACCTGCGCCCCGTTGCTGTCGATGAAGGCGATATATCGCGTGAACGGAGCCCCGGCGACCTTCCCGTCGCGAGCCTTCGACATGAGGTCCGGGTCCGCGCCGTTCCACGTCACGGTCAGAGCTCCGCCCGTAACCCCCATGCGCGTGAAGGTCGGGCCGAAGGTCAGGATGCCCCCGCCGGAGAGCCAAGGGATCGCATCGCCGTCGACCCACGACTCCCCGCCGGAGAGCGAGCTCATCCTGACGGTGCCGTCGGGATGCTCGAGCTCCATCAGCAGCGCGACGATCCCGGAGGTCTGCCCGTCTAGGATTAGCTGCTGCGTCGAGGAAATAGTCCTCATGCGACCGCCTCCACGAAACGGAAGGTCATCGGCTCGACAACGCCCGGGCGCGCGAGCCGATAATCGGGAGCCTCCGCGAGACGGAAGACCCCCTGCGCGTTATCGCCAACCGTGACCGTCTCCCCGCCGCCGAGAGACTCGCGGAGCCGCGGGGTCACATAGGCGACCGCGGAATCCCCGGTGATCTCGAAGCGGAGCATATGAAGGCGAGAGCCGACGCTCAGGAACGTCCCGGCCCCGAGCGTCAGTCCGCTCCCGATCCCGGTCAGGGAGACCGTCCGCTGGTAGGCGGAGGCCGCGGAGGAGACCGAGACCGCCGAGACCAGAGACGTCCCCGACCGCGCCGAGTGGAACGGGCGGATGCGCGCCTTGTCATCCGCGTCACGGACCCGTTCCGCATAGGCGAGGAGCTCCTGCGCCTGGGCGATCGTCAGGGAAGCCGTCGTAAGCGTGAGCTCCCACGCCTCGCCGCCGAAGTCGATCTGCTGCTCACCGTAGGTGTATGCCGACCGGGGCCGGGCGACCGACCGCATGAGCCGGATCGAGTAATCCGCGACCGAAACCCCGGACGGCCAATCGAGCATAGCCATCAGATTTCCCCCCGACGCCGCATGTCAGAGACGATCGGCCGAACCCGGGTGAGCGCCGCCTCCGCGCCGCGCCGCCCAGCCGCCTCGACCTGCGCGGGGTCATTCGAGCCGCGCGCATCGACGTTGATCTGCACGCCCCCGTATTCGCCATTCGGCGAGACCCGCGAGCCACGCGGCATGGAGACAAGCTCCGGCCCCTCCTCGCCGACGATCGCCGGGCCGCCGGAGTGGAAGGAAGTCCCCCGGGCGAGCTTCGGGATGAGCGGAATGCTCATGCCGGTCCCCGCCGCGGTGACGGAGCCGAAGAAAGATCCGCCGCCGCTGAACAGGCTGCTGATCCCGCTCTTGAGCGAGCCGCCGAGGAAGTCGGTCAGGAAGCCGCCGAGCGGCCCCTCGCCCATAATCGCGCCCTCCGCGGCGATCTTCGCGAAGTCCGCGATGATGGATTTCGCCGCGTCGCCGATCGACCTCGAGGAGTCGAGCGCGGCGTCCGCCATTCGACCGAAGCCATCGAGCACCTTCCGGGAGAACCCCTCCGCGGCGTCGCCGCCGACCTTCGGGAGCTTGCCCATCCACGCGCCGATAGCGCGGACCATGTCCGGGATGATTGAATGACCGACTGCCTCATCTTCGGTGTCGTAGAACCAGCCGAGAACCTTGTCGCGGAAGTCTCGAGCGCCCTGCGCCGCGGATTGCAGCTTGTTGCCGAACCAGTCCTTTACCCCGTTGACCATATCGGCGACCGCTTGAAGGGTTCGATCCTTGAGCTCCACGAAAGCGTTTGCGAGCTCGATCAGCTTCGCGATCCCCTCTTGAGCGAGGCGGACAAGCTCTTTCCCGAGCTTCACCACCTTCGGGATCATCTTCGCGTTCCACTCGAGAATCTTCGCCAGGAGGTCGATCAGGCCGGAGTCGACTATCGCGACCACCACGCCCCTAAAGGCCCCCTTGATCTGACGCCACGCCGCCGTGACCTTTTTCGCGGTCTCGGCTTGCTTCTCATTGATGACACCGAGGCTCTCGGCTTCATCGCCGAGCCTCCCCATCGCCTTGCCGTTATTCTTGAGGAGCGGGAGAAGCGCCGAGCCCTCATCGGCGATCGCCTCCATATAGAAGACCATTTCCTTCTGAGAGACCCCCGCCTTTTGAAGCGCGGAGACGTAGGCTTGCAGAGCCTCTGGACCGGACAGCTTTTTGAAATCCTCCGCGGTCATCCCGACCTTCGGCGCGATGTTCTCGAAGAAGTCCTTAAGCTCTCCGCCGCCGGTCGCGATGAAATCGCCGATCTTGTCATTGGTGTCTTTGAATATATCGGCGAGCTTTTCCTGCTCGATCCCGACGCTCTGCGCCGCATAGCTCGCCCGCTGGAATTCCTTGATCCCGGCCCCGGAGAGCTCGGCGAGTCGGTCGATTTCCTTCGCCGTCTGCGCCGCCTTGAGGCCCGCCGCCCCGAGCGCGGTCCCGATCGCCGCGACCGGGGCCGCGATTCGCCCGACCTTGCCCACAAAGCCGCTGACCGAGCCCTTCGCGCGGTTCATCCCCTCCGTGAAGGCCGCGGTGTTCGCGGAGAGATTGACGCGAAGCGCGCCGATGACCGCCTTCAGGCTCATTGAATCGTCTCCACGATCTTAGCGTGCGCCGCCGCGATCTGCTCCGGGTCCGCGCCCCAAGCCCCTGCAAGGTGGAGGAGCGCCGCGGCTTGCTCTCGGGGCGTCTGACGCTTGCCTCGCTTGCCGAGCATCTTCTCGAGCGAGGGAAGCCTCTTGCTCCGGGAGAGCGCCGCGATATGCCACGCCTGCCATGCCGCGAGGTCGCGCTCCCGGCGGATGCGCCGGGAAGCTCCTATCATCGCGGCGTTGAACGCCCGGGGGGTCAAGCGCCAGAAGGTGTCGACCGCTTGCTCGATCTCGACCCATGCGGCGAGGCACCCCCAGACGTCCCACTCGCCGCGCCCGGAGGGTTTCCCGGATCGCCCTCCTGCTCCTCCGGGAACGCCGCGCGAAGCGCCTCGGCGACCTTCCCGGCGAGGTCGGTCATGCGGAACATACGCCCGACCTCCTGCTCGCTGAGCTCGGGGTGGTGACACTCGAGCCCCGCCGAGAGGATGCCGCGCAGGACCGTCATCGACGGGTTCTCGAGCTCCTCCTCGAGATCGCCGATCTTCTTTCCTGTCTTCGCCTCGACCGAGCAGATGGCGTTGATATCGAAGCGGAGGGTGTAGGTCTCGCCGTCCATCGACTCGATGCGGCGATCCCCGAAGGCTTCATTATACGTCATTCAGCCTCCGATCAGGCGAGCGTCGGCTTGCCGTCGACCTTGAAGGTCGCGGTGGCCGTCATCTTGTCATCCGCCGAGAGGGGGCCGGGCTCGAAGCCGGTCATAAAGCCGGTGAAGCTCACGGTCACGGAACCGCCCGGGAAGGCGATCTGGTAATCTTCGGAATCCTTGTCGAGCTCCGCCTCGAGCACGTGGCTCGCGTCGGGGACATAGTTGAGCTCGATGCTCGCCTCCCCGCCGTCGATCAGGCCGGAAACGATGAACTCGCGATAGCCGTCCGGACTCTCGAGCGTCGAGGCGTCGATCCGCCCGCGCCGTCGGTCTCATCGGTCGCGCGGTAGCCGACAAGGAAAAGCCCGCGGAACTCCGTCGAGCCTTGCGTCCCGGCGTAGCCGGAGAGCGCCTTTCGGACCTCATTCGCTAGGTCGTAAACCTCCGCCGCGGTCTGCGCGTATAGGTCGACCTGCATCCGCGTCGAGTAGAGGCCGGAGTCCTCTTGGAGCGTGTAATCCCCGAGGGACGTCACGGGGGCGAACGTGATCGCCGGGAGCTTCCCGCCCTGCTCTCGGTGATGGGGAGAGACGCGGTCGCCGACCAAGCCTTGAATCGCCGAGGCCCCGGTCATGAGGGCTCGGAAGTCCTTCTCCATTGTCATCGGACCTTGAACCCTTTCGCCGCCGCCTTGCGCGCCCGCCTCTGCCCGGCGGACGTATTGGAGCCGATCGCCCGGAGGCCCTGGCGCCGCGCCTTGCGCCGCGCCCGCTCGACCGCTTTCCGGAGCTCATCGCGGACCCCCTCGAGCACTAGGTCGAGGGCTTTCTTTTGCGTCTTGTCCCAAGCCGGACGCATGAAGGGTTGCGGCGGATGATCGACGGTCCCGAACTCTTGCATGATCGCTTGGGGGCGCTTGTCGGGGCCGACGTAGACCTCTGCGAACTGCTTGGGGTTCGCCCGGTTCGCGGCGATCAGCGCCGCCCGGGCTTGCTCCCGGGTTCCGCCGTTCTTCATCACGTCCGCATATGCCTGCTTCCCGGGATCGTCTCGCTTCGGACGCTTGGTCGAGACGTTGATCGAGCCGATGAGGTCGCCGGTCCGCCGGGGTGCCAGGTGCTTAGCCTTCCGCGCGATGAGCTTCCCGCCGCGCAGAAGCCCGCGCTTGATCGCGTTTCGAGCCGTCGCCTTCGTGAGCTCACCGAGAGCCGCTTCGAGCTCCGGCCCGCCTTCGATCGTGACGCCCGCGCCCTTCCGGCTCATTCCGCTCGCGCCTCTCCGTAGATGACAAGGCCCTCGCGCCGCCCGAGCTCGCGCACCGCCCGGACGTCATAGGTCCGCCCGTCGTAGATCACGCGATCCTCCGGGCCGACCGCCGCGACCGTCGCCGAATATCTGACCTTGAATTCACGCCGCTCGAGCGCGCGCCGGAGCTCCGAGCCGGTGAGCTCCTCATGACCACCGGAGGAGCTCGCGCCACCGGAGGTCACGTTCGCCCAAACCTCGGCGAGCGTCGCATATGTCCGAATGAGCTCTCCGTAAGCGTCGCGGCTCTCGCCCGCGCGCTCGATCGTGATCCGGCGGTCGAGCCTGCCGATCTGCATTTGCGGCGCTCCGTTAGTAGAGGGTCAGGACGCGATAGGGCGCAATTTGCCTCACTGATTTGCGCGCCTGAACGGGACAAGCAGCGCGTCCACCGCCAGTGGGACCTGACCCACCGTGTTCCCGACAATGGCCGCCTCGCGATGCTCATACCAATGCCCGATCAGCATGAGCGCCGCGTGCCGGATCGGGGCGGGCACGTCTGACGCCAACGAGCCATAGCCGGCGACCATCTCCACGCTCACGGGCGCGGCCAGGTCGCTATCCACGGCCGGGCGCGTGAAGGCGTCCTTGAACCGAACGTAGGCGCTGCGATGGTCTTCCAGCGTCTCATACAGGCTGCTCGCGACAGTCTGCGAATTGCCATCCATATCAGTATAGGTGACCGTCGCGCTGGAAACGTCAGAGAACGGCAGCCGCAGCGTGCCTGACCAGGCAGTGAAACCCTGCCGCCACGTCTGGTTGACAAGGCAGCGCCCCAGCGTCCCGGCATAGCCGTCCAGCCATTTTTCGGCCGAGGCGATCAGGGACGCGATTAGGGCGTCATCGTCGCTGAAATCCACGCGCAGATGCGCCTTGGCTTCCGCCAGGCTGACGATGGATGCGGCCGGCGCAGTGACC